TTCTTCCCCATCTCTACGGATGGCGCAGTTAATGTAAACACAAGTAATAGAATAACCGGAACTCCAAATCGTTTGACGATTTCGACTGTTCCGAGCCAGAGTGGGACGCTGACATATAATAAGAATTCACAGTCTCCTTCTTGGAGAAACTATGATACATCCAAGATGACGATTGGTGGAACGACATCAGGAACAAATGCTGGCACATACAATGCGACATTTACGCCGAAGGATGACTATTGCTGGTCTGACGGTACGATTACGGCAAAGACCGTTTCTTGGAAGATCGGCAAGGCAACTGGCACTCTGACTGTAAGCAAGACAAGTATCACGCTGAATTTAAGTAAACTGACTGATACATTCACCATCGGCGGAAATTATGATGGTACTTTGAGTGTTGTATCTAATAAAACAAGCGTGGCGACAGCTTCTCGCAGTGGGACTACGGTTACTGTTTCTCATGTGAATCAGACAAACGGTGAAGCCACTATTACAGTAAGCTGTACTGCCGGCACGAATTATACCGCGCCCACAAGCAAAACTGTTACGGTCAAAGCTGAGTTTATTCTTGCTACGCTGAATGACAACTCTTGGGCTGCTATTCATAGCGTCTCTGGAACAGGTGCGAGCTATTGGGCAGTTGGTGATCGTAAGGCCGTTTCTGTGAGCGGAACAGTTGGTACTAAGTCAGTTAGTGGAACTTATTATGTTTATATCCTCGGATTTAATCATAATGGAGCAACCGGAATTGATTTTGGTACATTCAAGACCGCTTTGACTAATGGTGTTGATATTTGCTTGACCGATAGTAAGTACAACAGCTATTCCACAGACGGAACGAAATATTTCAACATGAACCATAGTTCAAATACGAACTCTGGTGGTTGGAAAGGCTGCGATCTTCGTTACGATGTACTTGGTTCAACAAATACGAATGATGGCGATGCTACATCTACGACGGCAACGAGTCCTGTTGCGAACACACTGATGGCGGCTCTTCCGTCAGATCTTCGTGCTGTGATGCAACCAATGACAATCTATACGGATAATGTTGGTGGTGGCTCAAATACGGCATCGAATGTTACCACATCTGTTGACTACTTGCCGCTATTGGCTGAGTATGAGATTTTTGGTAGTAGATCCTACGCGAATTCTTCCGAACAGACTTATCAGGCACAGTATCAATACTTCAAGAATGGTAACTCTAAGGTGAAGTATCGTGATAGCTCCACTTCTACCACTGCGTGTTGGTGGGAGCGTTCTCCGTACTACAACACCAGCATCACCTTCTGCTTTGTGGGCACGGACGGCAACGCGACCACCGGCAACGCCAGGTATTCCCGTGGCCTCGCCCCCGCTTTCAGCTCCTAATCTCAAATCAAATAAAATCCGTCCTCGAAAGAGGACGGTTACATGGGGACATAGCTCAGTTGGGAGAGCGCCTGCCTTGCAAGCAGGAGGTCGTGAGTTCGATTCTCATTGTTTCCACCAGATCGTGCCATGTTGGTTATGTTGGCGTTTGTGCGGTTCAGCTCATTACTTGACTGCTATTCCAGCTAAAAACCTATCGGCTGCAGACGAGGTTCTACGGACGCATGGCTTTATCTCGGAGTATAGCTCAGTAGGTAGAGCGCACGACTGATAATCGTGAGGTCGAAAGTTCGACTCTTTCTACTCCGACCACAAAATTAAATATGGGGCAGTAATGGGTTCGACGGGGTTTTGATAGGACGAAATACGCAGGTATGGAGACCGCCTAAGGCTCAAACAAAAATGAAATGACAATGATTCTATTGTGGTTATGATTCATCCCGCTCTGTATGCTGTTATGGAGGGTATTGCTGCTTAATTGCAGTTGATGAATGCCTAAACGATGCACTTTTAGCCTGGGTGAGCATCTGCGGTAATAAAGAATCAGGCTGACATTGCAGTTTTCCTTATTACTGTGAAAAGAAATAAGGTGGTGGAGGTCGCAAGACTGGTGCGGCTCTGAGTTGGTTGATAGCACCAAGCAGCTCGTCTTATGACAAAATGCAAATTGCTATCTATTGCGTAAGAATGTTTTGTTCATGTAGGAATTTCGGACAGGGGTTCGATTCCCCTCTGCTCCACGGCATCAGGAGAGAAGCCTGCTCGTGGCGATGCTGCTTTTACTGATTCTCTCAAAAGTAAATCTGGGTATAGCTCAGTAGGTAGAGCGCGTGATTTGGGATCACGAGGCCGCTGGTTCGAGACCAGCTACTCAGACCATAAAAAGGCACACACAGCAACTTTGGAGGATTTTCTTGCGGATAATAGAAAGTACATAAGTGCCTTGCCGTTGTTAGAGACGCTTACAGCAACTTCAAATTTCTATACATAAAAGATGAGTTTGATTTTATCTATCAAGTGTAAATGATGTTGCGTCTCGTTGAAAATATTGGTTCGTAGCTCAATGGTAGAGCATCCGACTGTTAATCGGAGGGTTGTAGGTTCGAGTCCTATCGTTCCAGCCATATTGGTGTCACAACGTCACTGCGACTTAATGACTGTCTGAATGGATGACAGCGCCAATTTTATTTAGCGGAGTGTAGCAGAGGTAGCTTACCAGCCTCATAAGCTGGTGGTCGTTGGTTCAAATCCAACCTCCGCCCCCATGCCCGTCCACATAAGAGGTGGTTACTCTATAAACCGTAGTGGGAATGAAACCGTCATGTCTGGCAGTGATGACTTTTTGCAAGGTTTTAGAGTAAAACCTTGCTGCGACCCAACAGCATAGAGTTGGAGGCAAGGCCAATGCCTTGAATTGGCCTATTTGTCCGGTTAGCTCAGCAGGTTAGAGCATCTGCCTTACAAGCAGGGGGTCGGCGGTTCGATTCCGTCACGGGACACCACGAGTCATTATTAAGACAACTAAGACTCTAAAAAATGATTGTCTTCTTTATGTGGGTATGATGTTTAATGGCAAGCATTTCTGCTTTCCAAGCAGACTGTGCGGGTTCAAATCCCGCTATCCACTCCACTCCGAACATTTGTGACTTCTCTACTTGACAAATTGGTTTGGAGAAATGCTGTGATCGCAGGCATTCAATAATCGTCGAGCCTTTTGAGAGTTGGTAATCTCACGGTAGTCCACAGCCCGTCAGTGAATGTAGAGCCGAGTGGAATATAACCTGTCGTATGAGATGGTCGCATCTCTTGTTATATGGCGACGGCTATATAATTGCGATGGGAAATATGCGGGTATGGCGGAACTGGCAGACGCGCCAGATTTAGGATCTGGTGGGCAACCGTGCAGGTTCGATTCCTGTTACCCGTACCACGAAGAGCGCATACAGCAACTTTATTTATGGAATCAACTTTTAACTGATCAGCCAAACAAGGCGCTCTGCAATTAAAATATGCTGGCGTGGTGGAATCGGCAGACGCGACGGACTCAAAATCCGTTGGTAGAGATACCGTGTGGGTTCAAGTCCCACCGCCAGCACCATATGCGCCAGTAGCTCAATCGGATAGAGCAAAAGATTTCTAATCTTTAGGCTACGGGTTCAAGTCCTGTCTGGCGTACCAAATCAATATTGGGGTATAGCCAAGTGGTCAAGGCACGGGACTTTGACTCCCGTATCGTTGGTTCAAGTCCAACTACCCCAGCCATTTATATGCTCCCATCTTCTAATCGGTATAGGAAGCCGGTCTCTCAAGTCGGCAATACGAGTTCGAGTCTCGTTGGGAGTACCATTAGAAATACTCTGTTTTATATGGTGCGTTGGACGAATTGGTAGAGTCACCGCCCTTTCACGGCGGAATTTAAGGGTTCAAATCCCTTACGCATCACCAATATGAAAGAGGTGTAAATTATGCCGCGAAAAGCAAGTTCATTATCGGTTGATAAAGAACGGAAGGTTGTAAAGAAAATTCCTACATCAGATTGTGGAACTGGCGTTTTATGCAAAACCAGATCTGGAAAGGAATATCGTATTTCTCAGAATCCAGAAAAACACAAGCACACATTATGGCGCATTGTCGATAGCGGTTTTGAGAAGATTGCAACTGCTGATAGTCCATATGACTTATACCCTCTTGTAGACTGGGATAAATAAATGGCGTATTAGTTCAGAAGAGTAGAACGCTGGCCTGTCACGCCAGAGGTCACGGGTTCAAGTCCCGTATACGTCGCCATATTTATGAGGTTGGTGTAAATGGTAGCACTGCGGTCTCCAAAACCGTAAATAAGGGTTCGACTCCTTTACCTCATGCCAAAAAAGACACTTACAGCAATATCTATGTTTTAAGTTTTCTTTCAAACCATCTCCTTTCTTTCTACCTCCCTTTCTCTTTTGTGTCTTGTTATGGCTTTCCATGCCGGTATAGCTCAATTGGCAGAGCAGCGGATTTATACCCCGTAGCGCCAGATAAGCGGCAGGTTGCAGGTTCTACTCCTACTACCGGCACCAATCATTGAAATTTAACGCGGTATATTTATGGAGGAATATTGATAGCAAATACTAACAAAGATAGGGGAAGAGTCGGCCTAAGCTTAGCAATCGCATATTTCGGTGCAAATGGGTACACAGTGTCACTACCATTAAATGATACTCAGTGGTATGACATGATTGTAGAAAAGGATGGGATTTTTCAAACAGTTCAATGCAAATTCTCATCTTCTGAAAATGCAGAGATATCGCTTACATCGAAAGGTGGTACAAATGGAGGGGTTTATGACCGAATTACAGATCACCCATTAGATATATTGTTCTGCTCAGATAAAAATAAGAATATGTTTGTGATTCCTATGAAGGATCTAATTGAATATGGTAATCAGAGGAGTATTGTTTTAAGGACAACTCCAAATTCTAATGGGCAGGGGTTTAATACTTGTAAGTACATAGTAAGTATTTAATTTATATGAAAATCGGTAGGTATCCAAATTGGCGAAGGAAGCAGTCTGTAAAACTGTGACATTAGAAACGCTGTTGGTTCAAGTCCAACCCTACCGACCAAATATGGCGCAGTGGCCGAGTCTGGTTTATGGCAGCGGTCTTGAAAACCGTCGTGCGTGATGAGCGCACCGTGGGTTCAAATCCTACCTGCGCCGCCATACTCCATATACCATGTTGTATATTGGAGCCAGGGAAATCGTATGGCGATTTCCCTCTTATATGGAACGATAGCTTACGAGGTCTGAGCGGCGGTCTGAAAAACCGCAGGATGATGGATCGTTACCATCTCGTTCCACCATAATAAAAAAGACATGAACAGCAATTTTATCTATGGCTACATAAAAGCACATTGCCGTGTGCGCATGTCTTGTGCCTAACGGGAGTTACCAACTGAGTTAAAATAAGTGGGGAAACCGTGCAAACCGGAACTGAATAAGCGCCAGTAACTCAGTAGGTAGAGTAGTCGCCTTTTAAGCGACAAGCCAAGGGTTCAAATCCCTTCTGGCGCACCAAATGAACTCAGAGTATTTTGCTCTGAGTTTTTTGTTTTATGGAAAGGAGGTTGAGACATGGCTGGAGAAGTAAAAAGAAATACCCGTACAAAAAAGTCTGCGTCTGCTGAGAAAGCGTATTTGAACGATGACGGTTATCCGTTTCATTGTACTTCTTGTGGCAAGGGATTTATGAGACAAAAAGATAATTTCAATGTGTCTCCATCTCCGTATTATGCAAGAAATAATGGTTATTTGCCTATTTGTAAGCGTTGCTTAGAAAAGTCGTTTGATTACTATACAGATGATGTTTTTAATGGCGATCAGGATAAGGCGATGGATTTTTTGTGCGCTACCATTAACACATGTTTTGATGAAACGGCTTGGACAAATGCAAAAAAGAGTCCACCAAACAAAAGTCGTGTCAGCGCTTATTTTTCAAAACTGAATCTTGCGCAGACGAAAGGTGCGTCATATGCAGATACTATTTTGTTGCGAAGAGCTAACAAGGTTGAAAATGCAACTTCTGTGCAGCAAGTAAAAGACAATCCTAAAATCGAAGTACCTATTGAAACAATTCGTTTATTCGGTCTTGGTTTTAGCGAGCAAGACTATGAGGTTTTGAAGTTTGAATATGATGATTGGGTAAGCAAATATGGCGAACCTGAGGATAAGCGTCAAGACGAGCTATATAAGAGCATTTGCTATTTGAAGTTACAGCTTCAGAAGTCCGTTCAGAATGGGGATGCTGGCATTGGCGCGTTGGCTAAAACTTATAAAGAGTATATCAATGCTGCAACTACCGAGCTGGAGGATCGTAAACAGAAAAAGGAAGATTCTGTGAAATTAGATCCTCTTGGTGTTTGGATCAGCGATATTGAGAAATATACGCCGGCTGAATACTACAAAGACAAAGATCTTTACCGAGATGCGGATGGTATTGGCGGATATGCAAGTCGTTTTATTTTCCGCCCGTTAAAGAACTTGCTTACTGGTTCAAAGGAGCTTGATAAAGAATTCAATCTCTCCAAGGAGGATTGAGTATGGATAATATCAAGCGAATGGATGAACGGCAAGCTGCTCTGCATGAGCATTTTCCATCAACGCATTATTTGCATAAGCAGGAAAATGTTATGCGGCTCATGGAGTGGATCACATTCTATCGTCGCAACCCATCAAGATTTGTAGAGCATTATTTCGGAATCGTTCTTCATCTATACCAGCATATCATCTTGTATTTGATGGAGTTCGTTCCGAGCTTTTGTATTGTTGCTGCGCGATCTGCGGCAAAATCATTTCTAATTGCTATCTTTGCTTGTAAAGAGGCTATCTTACGGCCTGGGGCGAAAATTGTTGTTGCGTCTGCAACTAAAAAGCAAGCTCGCCTTATTGTGTCTGAGAAGATCAAAAAGGAGCTTATGCCAAAATCACCATTGTTGGCTGCTGAGATTGATAGCTTCAAAGATAACCAAAATGAAATTGAAGTGATTTTTAAGAATGGCAGCTCCATCGTAGTTGTTGCCGCAAATGAAAATGCTCGTGGTTATCGTGCAACGGTAATGATTTACGAAGAATTCCGTATGATCGTCAAGAACATCATTGATAGTGTTCTTTCGCCGTTCCTATATATCCGTCAGGCTGACTACTTGAAGCTTCCAGAGTATTCTTCCATGGTCGAAGAGCCGAAAGAGGTTTATATTTCTTCCGCGTGGTATCAAAGCCATTGGATGTGGAAGCTCATCCAGACTCTTACTAAGGATATGTTTACAGATGGTTCTTCGTGTGTAATTGCAATGGATTATAGTATTGCTTTGAAGCACAATATCAAAACGAGAAATTTCTTGATCAAAGAGCGGAAAAAGCTCGATCCGATTTCTTGGGCGATTGAGTATGAAAACCAGATGATTGCGGAAAATGCAAAATCTTTCTTCAATTATGAACAGCTCAATCGTAACCGTAGGTTGAAGAGGGCTTTCTATCCAAGAAGAAACGACGAAGCACTTTTGAAGCAGAAGAACAAGTATGATATTCCAAAGCAAGTTGGCGAAATTCGCATTTTGTCTTGCGATATTGCTATGGAGGGTGGCAACGCCACAGATAACTCTATTTATTCTTGCATTCGCCTACTTCCAGAGAGCCAAGAGTATAAAGTCATGGATACTCAGGGAGAACACATCGAAGTGAAGCGTGGATATAGACGTCAAGTCAGTTATATGGAGGCTGTTCATGGCGGCGAAACAACCAAGCAAGCCATTCGTATTAAGCAGCTATATACTGATTTCAATGCGGATTATTGTGTTTTGGACGGTCGTAATGCAGGTATCTCCGTTTACGATATGCTTGCTAAGGTTCTATATGACGAAGAGCGCAATATGGAGTATAAGCCTTGGAAATGTATGAACGATGAGAAAGTTGCTAATCGTATTCAGATTGCTGGCGCAGAAGAAAATGTTTACATTATCAAAGCACAGCTTGAAACGAATAGCAATATTGCTGAGTCGATGAGAAATGCTCTGAATTCCGGAATGATTGATCTATTGATTAGTAACACTGAGGCGGTTGATGAAATCGCAAACTTTATTCCTGAGTATGCTACTGCTGATGTGGATACGCAGCTTTTCTTTGAGCGTCCATATCTTGAAACGGTTGCCCTTATCAATGAAATGATTGATCTGGAATATGAGCGTGGAGAACAGACAGGGCTTATTAAGATTGTAAACAACAACAACCGTAAAGACCGCTATACTTCGGTCTCTTACGGTAATTATTTTGCTCAAATGCTTGAACACGACATGTTGTCAGATAGTTCGGAGTATGAGTATGTACCATTATTTAATTGAAGGAGGTGAGAAGATTGCCAAATAGTAAAAGACGCTTTCCGTTTTTCTGGAAAACAAATGAAGTCTACGAGGAAAATTCAGCGCCGCAAGATCCGACATATGAGTTTAACACGAATTTAGAAACTGCTTATATTCGGATGCTTCAAAGCTCTGGTCGTATGCCATATACGATTCAAGAAATTAGATCGTTTATTAGAAACCCGATGGCGAATATTGAAGCTATCAGAAATTTAGCGCATTGGGCTTATTATTCTAATGGCGTTGTTGCAAGCGGAATTGATTATATGCGGACGATGCACACGCTTGATGGTGTTATTGTCAGCAGATCAAAACGAGCTGACGGGAAAAGACCGCGCAATTATCGTATGAACAAGCAAAAAATGGAGGCAACTCTTCACACCATTCGATATAAGCAAGTAATTCGTGATGCGATTTTTAAGAATGCAAACGATGGTATGTATGTAGCTTATTTTGAGACCAATTATGCTACGCCAGACTATCGAACAGCTTTAACGGATTATGAGATTCAAAATATCACAGAGATCAATGCGATTGGTATGAACGCAATGGTTATTCCACTCCCTATTGATTACGTGAGAATTATTGGCCGCAGAAACAATAGCTATCAGGTAGCTTTTGATCTGCGGTATTTTTCTAATCTAAGTGAAGATGTCAGGAAAAGAAAACTTGCTGGATTCCCGAAAGAAATTCAAGAGGGGTATCTTGCATATGAGAATCAGACAATAGATGCTCCGTGGCTGCGACTCAATAACAACAAAACGATTGTGACCAAAATCAAGAGTGAAATTACAGATCCGTTCGGCATTCCATTTGCGATTGCCGCTTTGGATGATGTGAGTTATGCGCAGTATTTTGTAGATACCAAAAGAAATGTTTTGGATTCAGTCAACAATCAGATTGTGTACGAGACCTTCCCTGAGGGAAAGGAAAAAGGTACATCTGCTCTAAGCGAAAAGCAGCAGAAACAACAACACGATCTTGTGAAGAATGCGCTTGCCAGCAAGAGCAGAAATTCAAGTGGTACATCTTTCTTCTCTCTTGCAGCCGGCACAAAGCTGGACAGTATCTCCCTCGATGTTTCTCTGTTGGACGAGAAGAACGAGAACTCTATCATTGATTCTGTAAACAAGGATCTTGGTATTAGCGCAAGCGCATTAGATGGAAGCAGCACGGGTAACTATTCTACGGCAAATCTGAATTTGGAGCTTGTTTCTGCCAATGTGTATTCGTGGATTGAGGACATTGTTGACGAGCTGAATAAGTGCATCAATCAGAATATCATCAGTGATGCGAGTTGCCGCGTTGAGTTATATATCCTTCCAATTACGATGGTGAATAAGAACAATATGGTTGGATATATGGAATCGCTATATGCTCGTGGTAAAGGTAGTCTGTACGCATGGATTGCGGCGACAGGCTTTAATCCCGACAATTACATTGCGCTTATGGATCACGAGTTGGAAGAAGACTTTGAGAACAGATATCCGGTTCATAAGACTTCTTATACCGAAAGCGACAAATCTTCTGACGGTGGAAGGCCGTCTCAGGAAAGTGATAATCCAGTTACAGTATACCAAAAGACAAACGATGGCAATGCTGCGCCAAAACCATCAGCATAATTAGGAGGTGAGGAAAATGAACGAAGACCGTTTTATGGGGCGTATTTTTGAGCTTTCTAATGAACGGCAAATTACTGGTCGTAGAAAGATCAAAATTGTGTTGCACGAGATTTTCCCATCTCATGATGTATGGCAGGAGAATGGAATTTCTTGGGACGAGGAATACACAACACAGAATATTGAATCTGTTACAAATATGTCTATCTGTGTTGAATTCCTAAGTGAAGAGCGTCGTCTTCCATATGGTCATGGTTTGACCGATATTAAGGACAACATGCCATATATGGAAGATGCAACTGTGGTAGGCCACTGCGAGAAAGGCTATGTCACAGATATTGAAATCGACGGCGAAACAAAAAGAGTGCTTGTCGGTGAGGGATATATCGACGAAATGCGGTATCCAAAGTTTGTTGCGTGGTTGGCTGAAAAGCTAAAGAATGGCAGCGTAAAGGGATCTGTTGAAATCGTTGGTCGCCCAGAAAATGATAATCGTATTATTTACGATGGCGGTTGGAAAGAGCATGGCAGAGTTCCTCAGATTTACGATTATAGTGGATATGCCATTCTTGGTATCAGACCGGCAGATGATACCGCAATCGTTGTTGAGTTAAATAATAAATTGGAAAACAGCAAGGAGGAAACACCTATGGACGAAAAGGTAATGGGACAATTCGTCGAGCTTGTGAAGACTTCTGTTACTCAGACAATTACTGAGCTTAATAATAAAGGCGAGCAGTATGAGGGGCAGATTTCCGAGTTGAACGGTCAGTTGGCCGCAAAGGATGCGGAAATCGCTGAGCTGAATGAGAAGCTTGCGACAGCACAGGCGGATTTGGCCGCAAAGGACGAGGCTATGGAAGCACAGACTTCTGAGCTGAATTCTTTGAAAGAGACAAATGCTACTTTGGAGAAAGAGAAGAAAATCGCTGAGCTAAATTCTGCTCTGTCAGAGTTCAGCGCTGAGGAACAGGCTCTTGCGCAGGCTGAGATTGATGCGTTTAAGGCTGATCCTACAACTGTTGAGATCAACAGTATTACCAGTAAGATTTGCGTTGAGATGGTTCGCAAAAACAAGGAGATTCACAACGCTGAATTGAACAATGGCGCACCGGATATCTTTGGAGGGGTTTCTTCTCCTGAGGATAAAGGCGATGTAGATATCTTTGGTTAATAAGGAGGATAATAGAAATGAAGTACAAGACTATTGGTGCATTTAAGAATGTACAGAATGTGCCTTATTGCAAGGCTGCTTCTGATATGAAGGTCGGCATGGGCGTTATTTTGGATCGTGTTGCAAAGACAGCAACTCTTCCCGCATCCGAAGACGATGCAAAGAAGGTCGTATATATCGTTACCAATATCAATGATAAGCCTGAGCTACATAACAGCCCTGAGACTTATGTTGTAAACGAGGGCGAGTATGTTCGTGCCGATGATCTGAGAACCGTAAACGGTCTCGAAATTGAGTTTGCTGCTTTTGAGATCAATGGCGGCACTACTGGCTTGGCGGCTGAGGATCTGTTGGTGTTTGGTACTGACGGTAAGATCGTTAAGACAACAAGTGCAGATGGCTATGCTGTTTGCTTCAAGGTAATCCGCAAGACTCCATATATGGATGATGGCATTCTTGCTGAGATTGTTGCGCAGTAAGAATAGGTATAGGAGGAAAAACAAATGGATAACATTTTTGAACTAAACACCGTCAACAATGTTAAAGATGAAGTTGGCGCTTCTAAGGTAAAGTCTACCTCTCCGGTGGTTGAGGTCTTTTCTGCATTGGTGCAGGGCAAGAGCCTGTCATCTTTTGATGGTAAGATTGTAGATAAGTCAGTCGAGCATATCAAGGATCTTGCTGGTCGCGCTATTGACGGCGATCATCAGGCTGTTTCTGAGCTGAACGCCATCCAGCGTTTTGCTATCGAGCCTAAGCTGATCGAGGCTATTAAGATCTTCAATTTCATGGGTACATACAAGAGTGTCTCTTATGACACCGTTCCTATGATGAAGACCTATAAGTACGAGAGCATTGATTCTCGTTTCCAGGCTTCAAGCGGTGATGTGCCTTTTGCTACCCACAGCTTCCGCGAGTATCCTATCGGCACTCAGACCATTTCTTCTGGTTATGCTGTAGATTATCGTGAGCTGCAGAGCGGCAATTTTGACGGTACTATTGCCGAGGGTATTTCTCAGGTGCAGACTGACATGCAGAATAAGGCAGTTTACTATGTTATTGCCAAGCTGTATGATGCGCTGAAGAATGCTAAGGGCGTGAAGCACTTTGCTGAGAACAGCGGTGTTACGCAGACTGCTGTTGATGAGATGCTGAAGAAGATGCGTCGTTATGGTCGTGTGAACATTTGCGGCGATTATTCTGTTGTGTCTCAGTTCAACGATTTTGCTGGTTATAAGACTTTCGGTGCGAACACCATTCCGTTTGGCGCTGATGCTGTTGCCGAGGAAATCCGTAAGACCGGTCTGTTGAGCTTCTACAATGGTTCTCACATTGTTGAGCTGCCTAACGCTCTGGACTTCACTCGTATGAATGCCGACAAGACTTCTTACGAGCTGTATATGCCACAGGGCTTGCTATTCTTCATTCCTCAGGGCAAGATTGCTCCGTTGCAGATCTTCCGTCGTGGCGGTATGACCACTATGACTGGTGATGATATTGTAACTCGTCAGCACTTGACTCGTTTCGATATGGAAATCGGTGCTGGTGTTGCTGAGGGTATGGAGGATCAGATTGGTCTTCTGTCCGACACTAACTTTGAGGTTCCTTCTCTTTAATTAGGGATTAGTTAGACAATATAACGGAGGGAGGATATTCCTCCCTCCTACTTTATAACAAGGAGCGAAAGTAAATGGAACTAACCGATAAGGTTTTAATTGATAATTTGTGTAGCTGGCCTCTATACTTCCGCCGCCTAAATGGAGTGGGAGATATTCGTATTCCAGCAAATGTAACTGGATTTGCTATGCTGGACGTTGCAGAGGTGCAGATGCAGATTCAGTCTGGAAACAGAATGTTCGTTGGTAATGATCCAGCTCGTCCAGGCGACCATGCTCGTCTATTTATTCAAAACGATGCGCAGCGTAAGGCGTTGTTCGGCTATGCTGATACGACAGACGATGTACTTGTCTTGAATGCGGAGTCTGTGCGGGAGTTGCTGGCTCTTAGAAAGAAGGATGAGTTTAATGCTCGCCTTGCGGCTCTTGTCACCAATGATGCTGAAAAGAAAATGATTGCGCAGATTGCAAAGGAAAATGGCGGAGATGACGTCGCCGCTTGGAAAATGGACGCAATCAACAAGCTTGCTGAGTCAGTCACTCTTTAATTAAGGAGGTTTGGGTATGGAGAAAACTACTTTTGAAGAGATCGAGACCAGCTTTCATTCCATGCCTTTAACTAAGTATATTATCCCAACAGCGTTAGAGCAGGAATGGTTGAAATCTGCGGTTGCAGATTACGAACTTGATTTGAGCTGTGATCTTGAATATGACGAAGAGAATCACTGTTTTTCTTCTGTATTGGATCGACAGACTGTGCGTGTTCTTGCTCTCATGATGTATGTCAGCTATTTACAAAGAGAGCTTAGTCGTGTAATGGTGCTGAATGGAATTTATACAAAGGATGTTCAGATCACTGGTGCTGACGGAACGAAAAGAGTAACAAAGCAAGAACTTGAATTTGAGATTGGGCGCGTAAAAGAACGATTGCACAAACTGAAACAACACTGTTTTGACTAAGGAGGTGCTTGGATATGCCTATTGAGTGGTATCTAATGAAGCAGCCTACTTATAACAGTGGTTTTGAGGGCGATGAATTTGCGAATTATGCCCAAGATGGGTTTGAGGAAATTTTAGAGTCTGAGCTTGCTGATGATATTGAGATTTTTGAAAAGAGTCTCAGCGTTGAGCCAGTAAAGACACGAGCAATCATTCAGGGTGTGACGAGCGATACCTATAACAATAGTGTTATGCGTCAATTTATTTGTCGCATTGGGACACTTCGGGCAGGTCAATATATTAAGGCTCGTGGCCAGTATTGGATGGTTTATTCTCTTCCTGATAATAACAAGATGTATGAAAAGGCGATTGCGTGGCAGTGCAAATACTCTATCTACTTTATTTCGCCCATTACAGGCAAAGCAGTTGAGTACCCTGTTTACGATATCAATAGTACACAGTATGGTTCTGGTGAGACTGCCAAAACACATATGACCATTGGTACTTCGCAGCATCTTGTTTATATCCCATATAATTCTGAGACAATTATGCTTGATAGCGGTTTCCGGTTTTTGATTGATAAAAACCGAGAAGAGCCGACTGCATATCGTCTTGCGCAGGTGGACTCCGGAGGTTATTCGTGCGGTGCTGATGATGGACTGCTGCAGTGGACGATTATTGAAAGTCAGTACGACAAAGAGACTGACAACAAAGAACTAATGATTGCCGATTATTATGGCAAGTCGATTTATTCTAAGCCAGAAGATCCAGAGGAAGGATATTCTATCACATTAACCACGGATTCGTCCGGTAACAAGGTTACATTTGGTGAAGATATTCGTATCGATCTGCACTGTTTCAAGGATGGTGTTCCCATTGATTCTTTCGAGGTCAATGCCAGTCTGACAGACGGTAATGAATACGGTGAGATTAAAGAAGTTGGAGACGGATACATTATTGTTCGTGCGCTAAATAATCGAGATTATATTGGTCAGGAAATTACTCTTGAAGCGAGCAATGATGAGTATGGTGTTAGTGCGTCGATTATTCTAACGATAGGACGGTGGTATTGATGTATTTATCTGAGATACCGAGATATAGAGATGTCGTTATGGAGAGGATTTGTAAGTGCGACGCAATCATTGATTTGATTCGGCCTGAGGATCAGCCAAATATGAAGGCTTCCGACATGGCTTATAAATACATTTTTCCATATGACTATATTGTGGATAAGACCACAGAGGTAGGCTCATATCTGTGTTTTGATGTTGCTGCTCCGCGTATTATCGACCATGCTTTTTCTGATTTCCGTATTTACTTCTGGATTATTTCTCACGAAAGAGCAATGCGCACACCGAAAGGGCTTGTGACGGATCTTCTGTCTTGCGAAGTAGACAAGCTTATGAATGGCAGTCGAGAATTCGGTCTTGGCAGAGTTGAGCTTATGGGGTGGGATCGTTTTACACCTGCCGATGATTTTCATGGGCGTTCTCTTACTTATCGCACTGTTGACTTCAATCGGGAGTGATACATGGTGGATAAAAGAGACTTGAATTTGCAGCTCTGTTCGGATGATCCGATTTTTGTTGGCGGAGTACCTATCTACCCTATTCCAATCAGCGAAATTGCCAAGATTGGATATATGAGATTTAACGCCGAGGTTCGTTTGCTCTGTTTGAGCGAAAGTGATATCAGCGCAATGACCGGAAACGATATTTCTGATATTGGCGTTTTCAAATATCTGGTTGCAAACGCAATGCGAGATCAAGGGCTTATGAACACGATTTTGTTTTGGCTTTCTATTATCACGCATAGCAGAATGAAGTTTTCTTCCCGTAATCTATGCTTTACTTGTGGCGCATTCAACATCACACAAGAAAACTTTGATGAGGTACAAGCCGTTATCAGACTTCGTAATGGCTTGCAAGACATTGAAGAAGAGGAAGAAAACCCAGATAACGAAGCTGCTCGCCGCGTATTACAGCGTAGAAAAGAAGAACGGTTAAAGCGAAAGCGCTTGAAAGAGGTCGATGAAGAGTCTGCGATTACGCTTGCTGATTTGGTCAGTATTTTAGCGAGTGGATTTGGCTTGACGATGGCGGATGTAATGAAATATGACATCTACCAGTTTAACGATCAATTCAATCGTCTAAAAATTATGGACGATTATGAAGTCAATGTTCAGGCACTACTACATGGTGCTAAGAAAGAAAATGTTAATTTGACTCACTGGATCACAAAAATTAAACACGATCCTGAGTAATACGGCAGTCTGGATTATTCCAGGCTGTTTATTTTTTTAAGGAGGTACATACATGTCTAACGCAAAATTTGGCGCGAAGGAAGTCATGGACGTTGTTCTTTATGACATGGAGACAGATAAGCCGGTTATTCAGTTTGATAGTCTAAAGACTTCCAGCATTAGCGTAACCTCAGAAAAGGTTTACGCACGAGGCGGTAAGGGCAATCCGAAGCTGATTACATGGGAGATCAATAAGGAAGCAACCTTGACTATCGAGGACGCTTTGATTTCTCCGAAGTCTATGGAGCTTGTGTCCGGTATCGCTCGTAAGGTCGGTGTCCAGACCATTCGCATGAGACAGACAACCGAGTACGAAAACGGCGAGAATAAGGGTAAGATGTATCCTTTGAAGGCTGATGCTACCGGTAAGATTGCTCTGGCGTTTGCTCCGAATACCGATGTGAGCAAGATCTTGGTTTATCCGTTCGACTCCGATTGCGAAGAGGATGCTCTATTCGATATGACCGGTGCAACTCTTGATGCGGAGAACAAGACTCTTACCATTGAAGCGGCTAAGAATCAGCGTGTTGTGGTTTACTATGACTACGATAGTGAAGCTACTGCTGAGACCTATGTAATTGACGCTGAACACTTCAGCGGTACATACAAGCTGGTTGGTGATACCGTACTTCGTAACCAGAAGACCGGTAAGGATGAAGCTTTCCAGGTTACTATTCCAAATCTGAAGTTTACTTCTAATTTGGAGCTTGGTTTTGCTGCCGAGGGCGATCCTTCTACCACTACATTTGAGTGCGAGGTCATGCGCGACACCGATACTGGCGCGATGATTCAGATGGTGAAGTATTAAGGTGTTAATCACTTCGGGAGGGCGATTTGCCCTCCCGCTTTTCTATCAACAGGCAAGGTGAAAATATGAGTAAGAACAAGATTTTTGTATGCGATGTATTGCCTTGTGCTGGTGATCTGGATGTGGTTGTAGCACTCGTTGAAGACGGAGAAACAACGCGAGAAGTGCAAATCTGCATTCCGAAATACTGTGATATTTCCAAGTGTATTGGCGAGGAAATTTATTATGAAATCAAGAATGGGCGTGTGCGTCTCTCCGCAGTACGATCACCAAAACATGAGGTAGATGATCCTACGCAGGATATTGAAAGTGGAGAGGAATAACCTCTCCCTTTCTTTTGTTTTGCGAAGGGTGATGATATGAAAATTTTATCCATAGACCAGGCCAGAAATGGTGCTTGGGCTGTTTTTGACTATGAGACGAAAAAGCTCGAAACATACGGGACTTTTTCTTTTGGAAATAAGGACTATACATACGCAAGAGCGATTCTTGCTATTGAGAGTTTGGTCGATACGATTATCAAGACCTATAACATTTCGGCTGTGTTTATCGAAGACATTCAGCTTCGTGTAAATGTACAGTCTTTCAAAAAGCTTGCGCAACTTCAAGGTGTCCTCATAAATCTCTTTGAGAAGAATGAATACTTGTACGATTTCATTGCTCCAACTCAGTGGCAAAACTATTGTAAAGCAAGAGGACGGAGCAGTAAGGAAATCAAAGATAAAATTAAAGCCTTGGAAGCGTCTGGAAAGAAAGAGTCAAAAATTCTTTCCATTCAAGCGGCGAAAGAAATGTACGGAATTGACACGGACAATGATAATCTGGCCGATGCAATTATGATTGGGCATTTTGTAATTAACAACTATGACATTCGGTCAAATCAAGATGACCAAATCAAAATTGAGAAACATGAAAAATAATCTTAGAGAGGATGCTATAAATGGCAAAGAAGACTAATCGTGTTTCAATTAACGCGCTTGAGCGTTTTTGTAAGGAGAAAACTCCAGATATTATGCAGCGTACATTTTCTATTGGTGATGAGACTATTACATATGAGGTAAAATTCCGCCTTACATTGGAAGAGTCTATGCGTTTTATTGAGGATGTTGTAAAAGAAGCTATTATGCCGAATGACGGTATGATTGTTCCGCTCGCACAGAGCTACATCATCGGAAAGAACATTCTCGTTTACTATGCGAATTTTACGATGCCGAACGATGAGAGTAAGGCGTATGAGCTGGTGTTGGGTGCAAATGGTATTATTGGCGATATTATCGGGTGTATTGACAATGCGCAATATCAGATGCTCTTAGCCGGTGTTCGTGATAGAGTTAATTTTGAGACGCAGAAGATGTTATCCGTGCAGGAACAGCGTGTCAACACATTGGTTGGTGAGATTTCTCGTTTTGCAGAGCAGATGGACAGTGTGTTTGGCAATATCAGCGGTGAGCAAATGGCTGGTTTCATTTCGAGCATGAGTAAGCTTTCTGATACACAGATTTCTACTGAAGAGCTTGCGAAAGCTTTCGTAGAGAACGCAAAAGAAAACAACTGATAGCAATTAAAGCTATGCGTATTGGTTGACTTTAGCGGGCGATTTTCCTATAATACAAGCATAGCTATGTTGATTAGGAGGTGTGCCTATGAGAAGAAGACCGAGACCGTTTATGCTGAGTGCATCGACTGGCGACGGCGCAGCTCTTGTCGTTATTGTTGGGTTGCTGTGCCTCCCACTTTCTGCATTTGTCGCACTACCAGCGATGCTTCTCACCGCAAAGCTTGTTGATAGTAATATCAATTGGTTTGTTTTGGTTTTGATAGTGCTTCCTGTTATCGCTGCGTCTGCCTGTTTCATAGCTACACCTATATTGGCAATCGTAAGTTTTGCTGCGCTGATTGCCGCTTTGTATTTTGTCAGGCAGTGGTTAAAGCGCTTGCCAGAGACAAGCCAGATCCGTGGTGAGTTTAAGCGTTTCCGAAAAATTGCAATATACGCAACGGTTGTATGCTACATTGGGTTTTTAATTGTTTTATTATTAGAAAACTACACAGCAATTATGACCATTATGACTTGTGCTACGCTTATTTTGCTCTTTGTTGTAGTTGGGCTATTTAGTTTTGTGATGTTTCTAATGTTTGACGCTAACAATGCGGCTAAGACATGCGAAGAGAATCAAAGCAAGATAAGCAATTCAAAAGAAAATGACAAATAATTGATTCATGAGTATTGCGCCGGCATATGCCGGCGCTTTTCTTATTTCGGAGGAACGATATGCCGCAGTTCAAAAATACGGCTGATCTGATGGCATATTTGAAAAAGGCTGTCGATGAGTCTTTAACTAATGATGTATTCCCTATTATCCGTGATGAAGAAGTTGAGGCAATCAAAGATATCGTTTATAGCATGGATACATCTGGGTATTATCAACGCAGATATGATTTTGGCGGTATCGGAGATCCATATAATATTGTGATTAAAGGCGATACTGCGCAAAACGGTATTTTATCGGTCATCAATATTACCGATCCAAACCCATATCTGAACGGTCGAAACGGAGATAGAGCTACGGTAAATAAGAATCTTCCGTATTTGATTGAGCATGGTCGTGGTGGATCTGGTGATCCTGGTTATGACTATTGGAGCAGACCGAAAGCCCGCCCGTTTACAGAAACTACGGTTGAGAGATTACAAGCTTCTGGTAAATGTACGCAGGCATTAAAACGAGGACTTATGAAGAAAGGCATTACGATTCGATAATCGGGTGTCTTTCTTTTCTTTATATAAGAAATTAGTTAAACAACTTATAAGTGAGGTGATTGTGCGTGGATGATCTGCAAATTCTATTAAAAGCCGTGATTGACGAGAACAGCCAGTCTTCACTTGATTCTAAGCTTGCAAGTATTGCTAAGTCTTTGAGTGAGTCGCACACTGTAAAGCTGAAGGTTGGTTTTGATGAAGACTCCGTTAAAACGGTGCAGAGTCAGCTACAAACAATCGCCAAGCAGGTCGGTGGTGCAAACCATACTGGCACATATAAGCCGTTGCAGGTTTTTGATGCAACGCAATTAAAGGCTGACGGTCAGCGTTACTTTACATCGGTCAAAGATATCGTTAGTCGAGCGCAGGCCGAATTCAGTAAGCTTGGCAAGACGGATATTACGAATGTTTTTAAGGATTTTAAGGGAAATATCCAAAGTTTCACTGCCAGCGTTACTAAGGCTGATGGCGTTGTAGAGAAGTTTAATTTTAACCTCGCAAAAATCAAAGATGGCGCTCAATCCATAAAAGGGTTCGTTCAAAGTAACTCTATTTTGACAGATAAAAACGCCGGCTCTAATTTGGAGCAGACGCTTAACTATCTAAACAGAATCAATACGAAAATTGCTGATATCACGAGCAAAACATTGACAAACACATCAAAGCCGTTGCTTGGCGATATGGAGCAGTTTAATCAGTATCAAGAAAAACTGAATGCTGTAAAGGCTCGTATTGAAGAGATCAAGCAATCAAACACCACTCTCTCTTCTGAGCATAAGAGAGAAATTGACTCTATGGTTGCTGATCTTCAGCGCTATGCAAAGGAGCTACAAACTTCTGCGTATGCTGCAACGGATTTGAAAGCAAATACTTTTGCAAATCAAAAAGCCGAGTTGCAAGCAAGTCTTGAAACGCAAATTAAGAAATGGCAAAATGCCGGTATTTTCGGCGGTGACTTTAAGGCAAGCGTAGAAGAGGCAAAGACTGCGTTAGAGAATGCGTTGAATCCAAATGATCTTGACGCATATCGTCATAAGCTTGCGTTACTCGAACAGCAATTCAAGCAGTTGAAGCTTGATAATGCTGCTTCTGGGAAGTTATTGGATGCAGAAAAGCTCAATTCCAATATTCAAACAGCGCAGCTTAGGATTCAGAATCTAAAGCAGACATATAGTGCATTTGTTTCTGATCCAAACCTAATGTCGAAATGGCAGCAGCTTTTTGATGAGTCACAGATGGTTAGTTCTTCAAAAGAACTGACAAATCTAAATGCGAAAATTCGACTTTTTGAGCAGGAGCTTATCAGCGCAGATAAGCATAGCCAGTCTCTATTTGGAGAGCTGAAAAACAATATTGCGAAAATGGGATCTTGGATGGTACTTGGCGGTGTTATTGCGGGTATCATGCGAGGTGTCACTGGTCTTTATGATGCTGTTGTCGATTTGGATACGGCGATGACCGAACTGAAAAAGGTCACGGACGAAACTGATGAGTCGTATGATCGTTTTCTTTCTGACGCGGCGCAAAAGGCAGTTGATATTGGTACATCATATTCTGACTATGTAACTGCAACTGCAAATTTTGCTCGCCTTGGTTATTCGATGGCTGATGCTTCTGACCTTGCAGAAGTTGCTACAATTTATAGCGTCGTTGGTGACGAAATCAGCGATGTAAACGAGGCTACCAGCTCTATCATTTCCACAATGAAAGCGTTTGGTATTGAAGCCAGCGATGCAATGACCATCGTTGATAAATTCAACAAAATTGGCAATGAGTTCGCTATTTCTTCTGGCGGTGTCGGTGATGCGTTGCAGCGCTCCGCCTCCGCTATGGCTGCGGCAAACAACACAATTGATGAGTCAATCGCTCTAATTGTTGCGGCGAATAACGTCGTACAAGATCCTGATGCGGTTGGTACAATGTGGAAAACCGTTGCTATGCGTATTCGTGGCGCAAAGACTGAGCTTGAAGAAGCCGGTCTTGAAACCGAATATATGGCAGAAAGCACAGCAAAACTTCAGAAGCAAATCAAGGGCTTGACCAATGTTGATGGCTCTGGCGGTTTTGACATTATGGCTGATGCCGATAATTTCAAGAGTACATATGAAATTATTCTTGGAATTAGTAAGGTCTGGGAGAAAATGAGCGATATCGACCAGACTGCATTGCTTGAATTGCTGGCCGGTAAGCGTCAGGGTAACGCTCTGGCGGCGGCTATCGAAAATATGGACGATGCTGTTAGTGCCA